GGACGAGCGGGAGTCGCTGAGGGAGCGGCGGCGGAGTCCCGGCAACTGCCGGATGATCCAGATCAAGAAGTCACGCCTGGGGCGCCAGGGCGACCTGCTGGTGGTCGAGCGGGACCACGACTTCGCCTACTCGGTGTGGGACTACACGCCGACGGAGCGGCGCGAGGACCAGGGGCAGGGCGATCCGGAGCCGAACACCATGGCGCTGCGCATCGTCAAGGACCGGGTGCTGAAGGCTCGGGGTGAGGACGGCGATGGGAATGACCGGGTCACCGCCAAGGAGGTCTGGGAGCGGCTGGTTGGTGAGATGGGGGGTCAGGGCAGGCAGGCGCCCTCGGGCAAGACCGTGAAGCGGTGGTTGGACCGGTGGGTGACGAATGGCGTGCTGGTGGAGGGGCGGAAGATCAAGGTCGCAGGCTCGGACAAGCCGGTCCCTTCTTACACACTTCCACCCACCCCCTCGCGTGCGTTGCCCTCATTTGAGTGTCTTTTGTCCGTTCGTCCATCAGATCCCTTGCAGGAACAGGAAAAAGCAAAGGACAACGAATCCACCCCCGAGGACGTTGTCCTTTCCTCTGGGTCGGCGTCACCAAGCCCGGAAAGGAACGGACACCAACCAGAATGCGAACAGGATGTCCTTTGCAAATCGCCAGTCCCCGAGGGCGATCTAGGGGGGCAAAGGACAACGGACAACAAAACGCGGGGTAAGAAGGAGTCTCATGACCAACCAGGACCAGATCCAGCGGCTGCCGAGCTCGGAGAAGGCGTGCAGACGCCTGGCGACGTGGGAGCGGAAGTTCCGGGAGGCCAAGACTCCGGGCGGCCGGCACTGGGCGATGACCCAGATCTGGCGGTGCTCGACGGACAACCATCCGATCGTCCAGCTGTGGTTGAACCGCGACCCCCGGTTCAACGACATGACGTGGACGTTCCCGTCCTGACGGAGTGGCAGGAGACGCCGGAGGACTGGGCGCGCTTTGGTGACCAGTGGTGACCAGAACCGGAACGGCGCCTAGGCTGACCGGAGCAGGGCAAGGGGAGGGGTCAGCCGCCCCTTCCCCCTGCGTCACCACCGTTCGCCGCTGGTGGCCGCGTGGCTCCGATGCGAGGAGCCCGCTGGGGCAAGCCTACTGGCCACTCATTCGTGAGGGCAGTAGGTGCACCGTTCTCGGGAGATGTCCTTCAGCCCCTGCTCCATCAACTGGCAGATCAGCGCCTTCGCATTGAAGTGAGCCTTGATCAGTGCTGACGTCAGTTTTTTCAACTCAGCAATATCAGTGCAGTCTTCGAGCTGCCTGAGAGCTGATTCCTCCGCGAACTTCAGCGAGAGGCTGTCCATCCGCCTGTAGCAGTTACTTCACAATGCCATCGAAAATCACCGAGGACGCGATCGGAGCACTGCTGCATCCGGATTACGACGTCATCAAAGGTCCAGCCCAGGCTGGTCAACTGAAGCGGCGCATCGCTGAGATTGAAGCTGTTGCAATGCCCATTGGGGTTGACACTGAGACGACGGGGCTCGATCCGCGGGTCAATCAGGTCCGCCTGATCCAGGTGGCGACTACACAGTTTGCCCTGATTGTCGATCTTGATGGGTGGCGGCGGGCGGACTGCCGTGAGGTCCCATGGGAGGCCGACGGGCTGCGCCAACTCAAAGCGCTGCTCGAAGGGGGGTGCCGCAAAGTGCTGCAAAACGCGGCGTTTGACCTGAACTTTCTACGGGGGGAGGGGGTCGTCCTCGGGGGGCCGATCTTCGACACCATGGTCGCGGCGAAGATCATCAACAACGGCAGCGGGGCGCCCAACGACCTCGGTGAGATCGTCAGGCGCAATCTGAAGTGGGTCATGCCCAAGGAGCTTCAGAAGTCCGATTGGTCAGCGAGCGTGCTCACCACCGAGCAGTTCGTGTACTCGGCGCGGGATGCCATCTGCTTGCCTCACTTGGCGCCGGTGCTTCAGACGAAGCTGACGAACGACATCGTCCGGGGGGACTACACCTTGTGGGACCTGTTCCAGCTGGAGATGCGCGTGCTGCGGCCGATCGCGTTGATGCAGTGGCACGGGTTCGGGTTCGATCAGCCGGGGGCTGAGGAGCTGCGCGTCTCGCTCACCGCGGAGGCCGAGGCGCTGAAGACCTTGTTCCTCGAGCACCTGGACCAAGAGATCCGGAAGAACGCGCCGGATGATCCGAACTCGTGGCTGCCGCGAGATCCGGACGGCAGCATCAATACCAGGGAGAAGGACAGCGGCTATAAGCGGCTCGGCACAAAACTTTACAAGGGCTTCAATCCGAGGTCGGTCCAGCAAATGGCGCTGGGATTTAAGAAGGCGGGGATCTTGTTGCCCGTTGACGAGAAGGGTGCCCCGAGCTTGGACCAGAACCTGTTGGCGTTCCTGCGGAGTGATTACGAGCTGATCGACCAGTATTTGTCGTGGAAGACAGAGGTCACCAAAGTCTCGGATATTCACAAACTGCTCGAATCTATTGGGCCTGATGGCCGGATTCACTGCAGTTACAGGCAGATGGGTGCTCAGACGGGTCGTCTAAGTGCGGCGTCTCCAAACCTCCAACAAGTCAATAGTGGAGCAGATTTTCGGAGCAAGTTCGTCGCGGATACGGGCAATACTTTGATCGTTGCTGACTTCTCCCAGGTAGAGCTGCGTGTGGCAGCTGAGCTCTCGGGTGAGCAGCGGATGATTGATGCTTATTTGGCCGGACGTGACTTGCACATCGAGACCGCATCGTTGATTGCTAAAGTGAGTTTTGACGAGGTCACGAAGAAGCAAAGAAGTAGCGCTAAAGCTGCTAACTTTGGTCTGCTATTTGGGGCAGGTCCGGCTACTTTGCAGAAGCAGGCAATGACTCAGTACGGTATTGAGATGGACTTGCAGGAAGCCAAAGAGATTGTCGAAGGCTTTCGTGAGGCTTATCCCACTCTCTATAAGTGGCAGCAGGATCAAGGGACGCGGACGACGCCTGCAGTGCACACCGCTCTCGGGCGGAGGCGCATGCTGGTGGGGTTTAACGATAAGTACACCACGCGTATCAATACGCAAGTTCAGGGTACGGCTGGTGATATTGCTAAGATCGCTATCTCCAAACTGTGGGATTCGCTTGTAAAAGCACCTGCTGATGAAGCGCGCCTCATCGCTATGGTTCACGATGAAATCGTGCTCGAGGTCAAAGAAGGGCGCAAGGAGCACTGGGCGGCGCTGCTGAAGGCTTCGATGGAGTCAGCAGGCGCGGAGATCTGTAAGAAGGTGCCGATTTTGGCTGAGGTGTCATGGGGGCCTACCTGGGCTGATGCGAAATGACTGACAGAGGTTTCCCTTTGCCTCTATCTGTCCTAATCTGGGCGTTGTTTCCCCGCTTACCGATGCTGGTTGGCAAAGAGCTTCTCGATCTGGTCAAAGATCGGGAGAACATGACTCAGACAGAGCTCGCTCGTGAAGCTGGCTATGTGCGTCAGACCAAGACTGGCAAGGAGCAAATCCTGGTCAAGAACTTCTACAACGCACTGCTCAAGGCAAAAGGTGTCGCGATTGCTGTGGGCAAAGCTCCCGGCAAGATTGCGGCCTACCAGACCACGGTCCACCGCAGCGGCGTGATCCTGCTGGGTAAGACCTACTCGGCCAAGTTCAACCTGCAACCGGGTGACGAGCTCGACATCGTCATCGACGACGACGCCATCCGCCTGGTGCCCAAGCCGGTTCAGGCCACTGCGCCCTCGGCAGCCAAGGTCTGAGCTGAGTGACCGAGCTGGAGGCCCGAGCACGGTACTTGCAGAGGTTGATCAAGATCGCGGAACGGCTCCCCAACGGGTTGCTGCACCGACTGGTTGATGATGCCGCGTTCTTCCACGACTGGAACCTCCGCAAGCGCCGCGCTCGGGCTTCTGCGCGTCTGGCGCAGCACCGGGCGTGGGAGGGCAAGGCGGAGGAGCGCTACTGGCGGAGCGTGCGGCGGTGAGCGCGGGTGCTGTCATGCGAACGACGACATCTCCGAACTCGTCAGTGCTGGCCTCGTCGAGGACAGTGAGCAGCAAGTTCCACCAGACGAAGGTGTTGTCCGGCATGTCTTGCCAGTTCGGCAGCCACTCGGTGTGGAGCCTGTAGACCCAGTCCGCCAACGCTTGCTCGTTGTTCTTCACTTGCCCCACCTGTTCAAGAACTGGTCAACCGCTTTCACGCGGTGGAAGCGATACCGAGGGCGCTGTGCGGTGCCGATGTTGCGCAGGGCGTCGCTGCGAATCACGCCTTTCGACATTTGGTACGTCAGGGCCTTCGTGTCGCGCAGTCCAACAAGGCGGCAGAACTCCTTGGAGTCCACCCAGTCGTTCTCGGGGGTGGCGACTGTGGCGCGGATCAGCTTGTCCAGCGCGCGCTCGATGTCGTCCAGGCGATTGAGGATCTCCTCCATCTAGGTCTAACCAGATCTGAACAGACCCTAGCGCAACCTCAGAGGGTTAGGCCGTGCATGGCTTTCTGGATCCGGTCGGCCTCGATCCACCGCTGGTAGGTGGACTGGTGCACGACCAGGCTGTGGCCCATCAGCCGGGCGGCCAGGTCCGCGGCTACGCCCTTGCTCATCAGGCGCAACGCGTAGGCATGCCGCAGGTTGTACGGCTTGATCGTGACCTGATCTCGGGCGAGGGCGTCGGAGAACGCCTTGCTGAGGCCCTGGGCTGATTGCGTCGGGCGGCGAAGGCCGCGCAGGCCGAACTGCCGCACCCATGCGCTTGGGCATGCGGTCACGCGCCGACTGCCGGTCTTGGTGGCGTCGGCCACCTCGATCCAGTCGTCCTCGAGCCAGATCAGCCCGGCGCATTCGTGTGGGCGGAGGCCGTAGGTGGCGCACATGCCGAAGGTCCAGCGCCAGTGCGGCAGAGTGACTTGCTTGAGCGCGGCCTCGATTGCCTCGTCCGACGGGATGTCGCGCTCGGCGAGCTTGTCGACGCCGTAGCCGCGGGAGGCTTCTAGCAGGGCGCCGGTCTCCAGGCCCAGTGTCTTGGCCACCTGGGCCAGCAGGTTGCCCTGGTCGCGGCGGGCGGCGGAGCCCTCGGGCAGCTTGCGGATGCAGCGCAGCAGCACCGCTTCGGTGATTGCCCCTGAGAGCGGCAGCTTGCGGAGCGCCGGGGCCCATTTCTTCGACCAGGCGGCGGCACCGCGCTCGGGGGACTTGCGGTACTTGCTGGCGTGCAGGCGCTGAGCGGCGGCGTGAAAGTCCGACACGGTGATGACGGATGCGTCAGGAGCTTCCCATGCAGCCCACGTAAAGGTGCCGGTGCGCAACTGATGACCCAGCTCGATGGCTTTGCGTTCGGCTGCGGGGAGGGCGGAGAACTCGGCGGGCAGTCCGAGGGCTATGCGCTGCTGGCGTCGCTGCGACGGATCGTCACGCGTTGGCAGGGTGGCCCTGAGGTGCAGGGAGGCCCCGCGCAGCTCGACAACGCACTTCTGATGCCCGGCCTTCAGGCGGGCGTTCAGCTCTTGTAGGGCAGCGTCGAGGGCCAAGGTCTGGACTAAAACCTGGACTACTTTCTGCGTCAGCCTAGGTCTGTTTTGGTCAAGCCGGGCTGAATTAAGCGAGCCACCATGGGCCGAAAAGCGTTGCGCTGCAAAGAATCCGAGTGCTGGCCTGGAATCTTTCTTCTGGTGGCGTAGATGGAGTAGGCACTACCCCAAAGTGGTGCGCTACCAAGCTGCGCTACGCCCCGGACTGGGATCTCGGGGGGTGGTCTCCTGGGGTTGGCCTAAAAATGGCCTAGTAGGAGGCCCCCGTCGATGGCGGTATTTAAGCAGACGGCCTGCTAGGCCAACGTCGCTTGTCGGCTTCGTTGGCGGAACGACTGTCGTACCGCAGGTTGCGTCGACTGTTGTCGGCAGTCCCGGCGGGGCCGTGGCAGACATCGAGACCTGTCGGCCGTGGTCCGATCCAGGCTTCGGCTACCAGGGTGTGGACTAGCCGAGTTCTCACGCCACCAAGGGTGTTGCGCAAGTTCACCTTGAGGTATCCGTCGCGGTCGGGGGTGCCTTTCAGCAATTGGCCTCGGCATCGATTAAGGCGACCGGTCCCGTCTCGGTTCACCGCCGGGATGTAACGAGGAAGACTGCGCACGCGCCCGAGATCGCTGACCTCATACAGATGCTCCCAGCCCACGACGGGTCGCCACTGTTCAACAGTCACGCGTGACCCACGACATGAACAGCATCTAACCTTAACTCATACCGGTCAGGTTGCCAAATGGCCCGAGCCAAGTCGAAGACCTACCCCAACAACTGGGTCGGGGTGCAGGAGGCGGCCAAGGACGCCGGGGCGAAGTTCCCCGAGCTCGTGGCGGCTCAGTGGGCACTGGAGAGCGGCTTCGGCCAGCACACCAGCGGCCAGTACAACTACTTCGGCCTGAAGGGCAGTGGCACGACCTGCCGGACGACCGAGTACATCAACGGGGCGCGGGTGCACACCGAGGCGGAGTTCATGGACTTCGCCGACCTCGGGGAGTGCGTGCGCTACCTCGTGACCCGCTGGTACAAGGACTGGGACCAGTACGAGGGCGTCAACCGGGCGGCGACGCGGGAGGCGGGCGCTAAGGAGCTCGTCAAGCAGGGCTACGCCACCGACCCGCGCTACGCCGAGAAGCTGATCAAGCTCATGAATGAGCATCGCCCCGCGGCGGTGGATGCAGCGCCGGAGGTGGTCAAGGCCAAGCCGAAGGCGTTGCTCTTCGAGCTCGAGGCGACGCAGGACACGTGGCTGAAGAAGACGGCGAAGCCGGCCGCCGAGCTCGGGGAGAAGGAGAAGGTGGCGGTCGTCAAGGGCAAGACCTACGGGGTATGCGCCTATAACGAAAGCGTTCAAGACGCACACGCCAGGGTCGAGCTGGCCGCGGGCGCCGGTACGTGGTTTGTCTTCGAGCCGCACTGGCGGAAGGTGCAGGGCGGCGGAGAAGCAGTGCCGAGCTCGGTGGATTGGGAGGACTTCGATTGCCTGGTGACGCCACACCTGACGGTGGGCGAGGTGCTGCAGTGGGATCGGCGGCGGATCCCGGCAGCTGGCACTTCCCCTAGGACGTGGTTGGTCCAGACCGCGATGGAGTTTGAGAAGGTGCGGGTTGCCTGGGGTGGCCCGCTGGGTGTGACGAGCTTCTACAGGCCGGAGCCGATCAATACCCAGGTGGGTGGGGTGCCGGGCTCGAAGCACACCACCGGTGCGGCGTTCGATGTGTACCCCGTGGGGCGCAGCCTCGAGAGCTTCTACCAGTGGATCCGGGTGCGGTGGACCGGAGGGCTGGGGGATGGCCGCCCTCGGGGGTTCGTGCACCTGGACACCAGGGGTGGGGGTGGCTTTGTGCCGGGTGCTGGAGTGCGGCCCGCCGCGGAGTGGGTGTACTAGGTAGCGGAAAGTACTGACTTATGCAAGCGTGTATATGCTGTTAAAGGGTGTGTCCTCTAGCGGAAGTATGTCTGCGGTGGGTGCGAGATTTGTTTCAGAACCGGCGTCAATAAGGCTAATGTAAATATCTCTAAACAAAGTCTCGTCTAGGAGTAGTACTTCTGCTGTGGTTGGTGTGGGATCTGTGATTGCCGCACCACCATCGATCAAGCTGGGCTTTCCTCGGGATTGGCGCCACTGTTCATCTCTGATCCATTTGCCTGGGATCAGTGCGGAACGGTGTGAAGGTAGCGCCAGGGTCACAGACCAGCCTCCAGGGTCACTATCCGCAGGCTGTAAGCGGTGCCGCTATCTGGGGTGTAGGCACCTCGGGTCTCGAGTTCCGCGTAGAGCGCATTGCTGTCCGTTGCCATCTTGATCGCTGTTCCACAGAAGTCGGCTTGTGTGAACAGTGTGCTTCCGAGGTCCTGCGGTGTGGGTAGATCCACGTAGCCGGTGTAGGAGGCGCGATCGGGGCTTGTCAGGTCGAAGGAGGCGTTGTCCAGGATCGCCGTAGGATTCGCTGTGTAGAAATGCAAACGGAAGCCTGCCATTCCGCTTGGGACGCTGTTGTGGGCGATCAGCAGTTGAACAGACTGCACCAACACGATGCCACCGGTTGGACCCATGTAGGGCAGAGTAATTACTGCACTGCCGGCGTTGGCGGATGTGGTCGTATCGGCTGCGCCGATCACGTCACCTGCGGTGTAAGCCGTACTGTTGCTTGGGCGGGTAACAGTGATCGCAGAGCGATAAGCACTGCCGTGTACCGCGAATTCGTCGTAACGATCATCCCGGATTATTTGTTGAGGCATTGATCGTTACGCGGATGTGTGTGACCCCTGAGGCAGTTTACCGAGCTCGGGTCAACGCAGACTTCGGGCTGCGGCGCGGATTGGGTCATACAGACCGATAATCGCGGCCACCTGATTGGCAGTGGCCCGTTTGCCTGAGACATCAGCGATTGCGCTGGCAACGGTGCCGGCGACCTTGGCCGGAGAGGCGTTGTTGTACAGCATCAGCGGCACCTCGGCGTCCAGCCGCTTGTAGATCTCGGGCAGACCGCGGCGCAGGCCCTCGTCGAGGGCGGCCTTGAGCAGGGCTTTGGCCAGGGCGATGAGGAAGGATTTCATGAGTCTTCGGAAGAGGTAGGGCGTTGACGTCCTCGGGGGGCGGGGCGCTGGCCGGGCGAGTCTGTGATGTAGGCCCACAGCGTCGAGGTGGCGCCGCCGGCGACGGTGAATGCCTGAGTCCACTGATTGCCACACTGACCAGGGCGACGAAGCTCGCAACTGACGACGTTGGCACTGGCCATCAGCAGCATGTAGGCGTAGCAACCAACTATGAGCCGGAGAATGAGAGCAACGATGACGAGGTTGGTCACGGCCTCATCCTCGGTGGAAGCTGTTGTTGTGGGTAGTTGAGCGGCGCTGGTTGCGCCCGGTAGGCAAAGGCTCCTTTGATTTCGGACCAGATGACGGGGCTGAGCATGGCGGCGACTATGGCCAAGATGACGACTTGCGCCATGCGGGTTTCGAGCTTGCCTACGCGCCCCCCAAGGCTGCTGCGTTCTCGGCCATCGGCAATCGCAGCATCTAGCAGGGTTTTTAGTTGCCCCTCGAGCACGCCTATCGCTCTAAGGATCTCACCGTGACTGGGCTCGTTCATGAGGCAGAGAGCTTAGGCGGGGGGCCTTTTGCGACTCAGAACGGGCGGATTGAGGCGCGTTCGGTGAGAGTCACAGGCCACACGGCAGTTTAGCGTCGGGCTCGGGGCCGCGATCTTCTGCTCGTCAAGATCCCAGATACCGCTGGCGTTGCTGGTAGAGGGGATGCGGGGCTTGCCGCGAAGGCCGCCGTTGTAGCCGAGAAGTGCCATGACTGATAGGTTACGACAGTAAGTATCTAGGGCTTAAGATATAATCGCTTGTGGCGTATTGAGTCAATCCAGAGAAGGTTTTAATAGGGGAAAACTCCACCCCGTCATTGCTACCCGATATTGTTACTCCGGTAACATAACGACCTCCTCCAAAGTAGAATTGGGCATAACGCCATTGATCTACCTCAACAGTAGAACCGTGATCGTATTGGATGTAGTCGCCCGCTGTAGGATTAACGATCTGAACGGCACGACTCTCTCCAAAGTCACCGTCTGTCATCGCAACGGCATTCCATGTAGAGAAAGAAGAGCCGCTAAACGTCCAAGTTCCACCCGTAATAACGGTGTCGTTACGTTGTAGTCTCCATTCTGAGACCTCAAGAAAATTTGAGTTAGCTGTGATGTTGTCCCATCTCCAGTACCTGTATGAGAATGAGAGGTTTGACGATGGCCAGAGGAAATTCCTTTTTGCCTTTACCTGCTCATGCACAGACCAGACCCCTTCAGCACCTTGCTGGCTGTAGTTTCTATTGCCTCCGATGAGGCCACCGTTGTGTCCGAGCAGTGCCATGATTCAGGGCTCCGGTGATGCGGGGGTGGCGTTGTGGGAGTAGAGAGTCATGAAGATTTGGGTGAACAAAGTTAATAGATTTGCCCTGGTGCTAAAGCATAAAATTCGGTGAGAGCAATGTAACCGAATGTACTTGGATTTCCTATTCTTATGTATCTTGCGCTGAAATTCACGTTGAAAACATGTATGTTATTCGGTGGATCTAAGCTAGGCAGGAGACCGGTGTTAAATTGAAGAGTCCAAGTGGAGTCATCAACTGAAGAAAATACCGGTAGATTTTGTGTGTAGCTTTTGCCCCATCCAGAGATACTCGCGCCGTCTCCTATAATAACACTACCAATTAAATAGTCGCTACCCAAATCCATTTTTATAAATGGAGCCATGTCTCCTAATGCAGTTGCATTGCTATCTCCAACCTTATTTGTCATGTTAGCATTTGATGCCGAAACCGTTCCCTCATACACTGAACTTTGAGTGTAAGTGATTTGGTTGATTGGTATTACGACACCTGTTGTTGGCCAAATCCCCGCACCCTTTGCGAGCTTTTGTTCCTCAGGATCCCAGACCCCGCTGGCGCTTCCGGTACTCGGAACGCGCCGTGGGCCGATCAGTCCGCCATTCGTTCCGATACCAAGCATGATTCAGGGCTCCGGTGATGCAGGCGCAGGAGGCTGCGGCCAGGTGATGTCAAACGGGTTGGGCGCATCGGCCAGGTCGCGTAGCGCCTGGCGGTAGGTCGCCCAGGCTTCACGATCGGCGCCGAGGTCGTAGTCAACGATCTGCGTCCAGTCGCTGGCCTTGAGCAGCTGGATGCGCTGCTGGCGGATCCTGGCGTGCTGCGCCTGCAGCTCATCGAAGCTGTAGGGGCGCACGACGTACTCAAGCGCCTCGCCGTCCCAGTCCACCTTCTCGGTCCTGTAATCGCACTCGGGGCGCTCGTAGGGGCCGGTGTAGCCCGCACGCTCCAGCTCGTCGGGCATGAAGGTGGCGCGATCTGTGCGGGTGCTGCCGTCCGCAAAGCGGATGCGGTGCGGCAGGGGCGCTGGGGTGGTGGCGTGGAGAGAGTAGAGAGTGCTCATAGCTTGTTGTCGTAGGCGCTCAGTACGCGAGCATTGGGCAGGTTGGTCGCATACGCGGAACCATAGATACGAGCACTTGTGCTGGCATGTGGTACACAGAATGCACGCCCATCAGGTAGCAATACACCACCAGTAAACGCTGCAGCGCCTGGATAGCTACCTGCTGGCGTGGTCAGTGTGTCTGTAACTGGATCATAGATACGAGCACTTGTGCTGTTGTATGGTACACAAAATACACGCCCATCAGCCAATAGCACGCCACCAACAAACGCACTGGACCCTGGATAGCTACCTGCTGGCGTGGTCAGTGTGTCTGTAACTGGATCATAGATACGAGCACTTGTGCTGTCAAATGGTACACAGAATACACGACCATCAGGTAGCAATACTCCGCCGCTAAGCGCATTAGACCCTGGATATGTGCCCGCTGGTGTTGTCAGTGCATCTGTAACTGGGTCATAGATACGTGCACTTGTGCTGTTGTGTGGTACACAAAATACACGCCCATCAGGCAATAGCACGCCACCAGCAAACGCCGCAGACCCTGCGTATGTACCTGCTGGCGTGGTCAGTGTATCTGTAACTGGATTGTAGATACGAGCACTTGTGGCGTCATGTGGTACACAAAATACACGCCCATCAGGTAGCAATACACCACCATAAAAAGCCACAGACCCTGGATATGTGCCCGCTGGTGTTGTCAGTGCATCTGTAACTGGGTCATAGATACGTGCACTTGTGCTGTTAAATGGCACGCAAAATACACGCCCATCAGGTAGCAATACTCCGGCAAAAAACGCCGCAGACCCTGCGTATGTACCTGCTGGCGTGGTCAGTGTGTCTGTAACTGGATCATAGATACGGGCACTTGTGCTGTTGACTGGCACGCAAAATACACGCCCATCAGGCAATAGCACGCCACCAACAAACGCACCAGACCCTGCGTATGTACCTGCTGGCGTTGTCAGTGTATCTGATACAACGCCGTAGTTGAACTTCCGATAGCTACTGATGTTTCGATAGTTCAGCGGATACCATTCTGTTGATTTGCCGGGATAGGTTCCGGCTTGCAATTCATTTGTCACCTCTGGCAGCGTAAACATGCCGGGCGCACGCAGCACCGTTGTTATACGTGCCGGTCCGATTAGCCCGCCATTCACTCCATTCATGAGATGTCCTCGTAGCTGATGACCAGCTCCAGGTCGCCGGCAGCGCTGGCCTGTGCGCGGAGGCTGTGGCCTTCCTCCAGGTAGATGTATGCCTCGCGGGTGACCAGCACCTGAGTGGCATCAGCTGGCACGCTGATTGTTTTGCCGATGGCGAAGCCGGTGGTGCCGTTGTAATGCTCCAGGCTGATGTCAGCTGCTGCGGTGCCATCCACGTTGGCGCAGTACACCGAGTTGACCTTCAGCACCTTGCCGCTGCTGGCGGCGTTGCTCAGCGCTGCAGCCATCGAGGTGGTGACGGCATAGCCCACGGTCTTGCCGACGACCGTCGTGACCGAGCTGCCTGATTTGATGTTTGGCGCTGCCATTGATCACCGCCAGGTGGTGTATTGATCTTCATTCCAGAATAGCGACGCCGCAAAGCCATCATCATCTGTGCCGCCAGTAGCCGCCCCAGCGGCCCACACCACATTCACCACCAGGTCGATCTCGCCGGTCTGCGTTGCAGCGCCAGCAATCCAGATCACATTCACGCCAAGCTCGAAGCCAGGCAGCGGCTCAATGCTCGGCAGCCATGTGCCATCCGTCACCAGCGACACGGTGGTGTCCACATACCCACCACGCTTCTGCGCCTCCTCCGGTGGCTCCTGGTAACGCCAGCGCATTCCAGCCGGCACGATGTTGGACACGCTGGACTGGCCTGCCCAGATCTCAGTCGGCAGCAGGAAGCTGACGAATGAACCCTGCTGCCCGCGGTAGTGATCGCGGATGCTGGCCATCTCGGCCTGGGTCAGGTTCTCATAGCTCAGCTCCATGGTGAGGTTGCTGACGCGGCTGCTGTGCAGGAACTTCACCTGCCCGCCACCAAAGCCAACCTCACGCGAGACGGCAAAGCGGCCCATGCTGTAACTGCGGCCGGTTGGCGTCAGTGTTGGGTATGACGCTGTGGTGACCGCGCCATAAAGGAATGGCTCCTGCGGCTGCCAGTCCCATTCCTCCCAGAACGTGGCCATCAGTTCGACAGCGTGATCACGCTGGTGCTGACGCTGAAGGTGCCGCCGGAGGAAACCACCTCACCGCTGAAGTCCAGGTAGGCAATCAGCTCATCGGCGCTGCTCGCACCGCCGCGCGCTTTGTAGATCACGCCGCCTGCAGTTGTAAACGTGGCTGATGGCCACGACACCGACGAGAAGGTGAGGATCTTCTTGTTGGTGTCGTTGGTGATGGTGCAGGTGGTGGCGTTGCCGCCAGCGGTGTAACCAGTGCCGCTGATCTCGCTGCTCACATCATTGCGCCGGTCGTGCCCGTCCTTGCTGGCCGTGTAGCCGACGCCAACCAGCAGCAGCTTGAAGCTGTCAACCGCAAAATCCAGATCCCCGTTGATCAGATCAGTCAGCACCGAGTTGTAGACAAAGGAAGCCATGGCACCCCTTTACGCTCAGGCTAGCGAGTCCAAGTAATGGCGCCGGTTTCGCTCCAGTTAATTTCAAACGGAGTGCCAACTGCTGATGTTCTAGTGCCGCCAAAATCAATCATCGCAAGCGGATAAGAACGGCTGTAGATCGTAGACGCTGAAGACACAGGCGACTCAAAGCACAGCAAAGCGGATTTAGCCGAAATCGAATTGCTTGTTACAGTCCACTTGATTGCACTGTAAGGGCGTGTTGCGCCGATAAGTGTTCTTGGCAGATAAAATGCGCTGTTGCCACTTGCGCTGCTCCTTAAAAATGCAACAAATCCATAGAACGGATCATTGATGGCCCATGGCGCTGGCAAGCCACCTTGCACATAGCCATTTGCTGTGGTCAGCTCTTGAACGCCACTAGCCAACAACTCTTGAACTGTTCCAGCAAATGAAGAAACATAAGCGGCATTGTCTGTACCGCACAGCAGCACGAACATGCTGGCCGTCTTAAACTTCCATACAGTTGAATAATCTTGATGTCTTATGCCATAGGTTCCCAAATTGCGTAGAGCGTTTTCTTGGTAAACGTTGACGGTGACTGCCATGGTTTTTTAGGCTAGTTGCCATTTGAAAATGCCAGCCGCCGGCCAGCTCAACGTAAGCGACTGACCGGCGCCCACTGTTGCCGTCATGTCAAAATCAATCATAGCAATCGGCACAGATGTATAATAAATGTCGTTGTTATAAATGGCTTCGGCGCCCTGGTAGCAAAGCAATGCTGACTTAGCCACAATACCAAGACCGGTGGCAGTCCATCGCACGGCATCAGCTGTAAACGTAAGCGCTCCAGATGCGTATGTAAAGCGAGCGTTTGTCAAAGTCTTACCGCCTTTGGTGTATCCATTTGCGGTTGCAAGCTCATTAAGGCCGGTTGTTGTATAAGCGCCGCCACCAAATCTATCCCTCAAAAAATTGCTGTCAGCAGCGTTAAAAGTTGAAACATCAACACTGCGCAATGTCACAAAAAATGGGCATCGTGTTTCCGTCCCATTTGTGTTAGTTTTTTGAAGCGCCCCATAAGCGGCAAGTGTGTATGTAACGCCATTGAAAACGTTGATCGTGACTGCCATTAGCTCGGCACCGGAAAAGCTATTGAGAAGGTAGCCACAAGACTTGGCACCTCAATAATGACACCAGGCGCGCCAGCTGTCAGTGAAATGTTTATCGTCTGCGCCGTACCATTAGCAGCGACGCCACGACCAGCACTCAAGCCAATCGCAATGGTCGTCGTAAACGGCAAGATGTCCGCCGTAGGTGCCACAGAGCTGCTCAGCGTCACGCTGACACCATGGCTGCCGCATGGATAATCCTCAACCGTTGGCGGCTCGACATAGCTCCATGCGTAACCCTGCAACGAATAATCAGCCACGCTGCTCACGCCGCTCATCACCTCAGCCGGCAATCCAAAGTTGCCGTAT